ATGTGGTTCGGAACTTCTGGCGCAGTGGCTTGCTCTACACCAGGTGCAGTTGCTTGCTCACGCGGCGTGATATTCTCCGCATACCCGCCGACGACCAACTCAACGCCGATGTGGTTCGGAACTTCGCGTGTGTCACCCGGCTGGAATGAACCATCAGGGCCACACGAAACCGATTTGTATTTGATGAGCATTTTTACTCCAATACCACGATGACTGTGCCACTCTTGGTGTCACCACCTTGAGCAATGACGATCTTGATGCGATCCTCGGCAACGGCAATCTTGTCTTGCACCGCAGTACCCGCAGCAGCGTACAGTGACGCTACGCCTGCGGTAGAGTGCGTCGCTTGACGTGGTGCACGTACCGCACTGGCGTTCACATCCAACTCAGCCCAAATGCCTTGACCAGTAGCTTCGGACGTAACTGTAAAGTCCACGCCGTTGTCGAAGTCGGTCTTTAAGTAGTGAATGGCTGAGATTTTGCCGGTCACAACAGGCGTGTAACCTGTTGCAGACCCGTCAGCCGCCGTGGTCAACGCCACCGTATGTCGTTGTGCGTAGCTCATGGCTTATGCAATACGATATGAGATGTACGTATCCGCCGCTGTTTTTCTAGTGCGGAACTGTGCCGAGTAGCCCATCGTAGCACCTGTCGATGCGTGCAACGATTGCACGACCGGATTACCAACGATAGTGTGTCCCGTGTCAGCAGTCACGGTGATGGTGTCCGCTGCGGCAAGTGCGTTGTTGATGATGCACCAGTCGAAGCTGTCGTTCACTTCCATCGTCAAACCTGCGTCGATCAGTGCGCCCGTTGGCAGCGTGTACGCGGCAGTTGCACCGGTCGCTGTTGGTGTCGCATTGATTATCTTGGTCAGCAGTTCCGCGATGGTCAGCGTGTTAGCGATGGTCTTGACGGTCGGCGCAGGTTGCGTGTTCACGTCATACCCTTGATTGCGCAGGTAGCCGCCAGCCTTGATGACTTGCTCAGTGCCGCCTTGTTTAAGGTACACGAGGGTATTGTATGAAGCGTCGCTCATATTGCTCTCCTAAATTTGGAGCAGGGGCCGAAGCCCCCGCCGAGTTGTTACGCTAGTACGCCCAAACCAAACTTGGACGCAATAACAGATGCGTCCTGCGTCGTTGGCTTTGTTTTTGCCTCGTACTGAATAGCGATGATGCCGCCGATCACTGCGTTTTGAGTTGCACGAGTCAGATTTGCGAACACATAGCGCAACGCTGGCTTGTACACATCGACCATCAGTGCCTTGCTGTCAGCATCCGCCGCGCCAGCAGCGAACAGAGTCGTCGCAGCTTGCGTAATCGGTGCAGGAACAGTCAGGTGGTTGGCGCTGTTGCCCTTGACAGTCAATGTCAGGTCGCTCGCGGCAGTCACATCGCCCGTCAGGGCAATGAACATGACACCTTCGTAACCGGACATGTCCAAGATGGAACTGTCGATTGCAGTAGTCGCAGCAGTTGCCGCAGGGCTAACAACCGTGATTTTAATACCTTTGCTCAAATTCATTTTGTTCTCCTTGAGAATGGGGCGTATCGCTACGCCCCGTCACATTATGCCAGCTTGACGCGGGTGAACGCTTCAGCCAATGTTGGCATACCGTCTGTTGCCAAACGACCGATGAAGCCAACCTGATCTGTCTCAGCGTACAGTTCGTTCAGCACTTGGATTTGGAAATCCAAAGCATCTGCGATCCAGTAGTTCGAGAAGTCACCCAAGATACCCACATACTGGCCAGTGGTCAGTGTGTTAGGTGCAAACTCGGACATCATTGCTGGACGGCCCAACAAGCGGTCAGGCTCACCATCACGAGCGCTCTCACGCCAGATGTAGTCGCCTTCGCCGTTCTTCAACTTAGCGATTTGTGCCAGTGTGTCGCGGTGGAACATCCAGTCAGCGCGATTCCAGTACGCACCCTTCAGCGAATACTTGGCGGTAATCAAACCGTCGAATGTGACCGCTGTAGTGGTGTTGCCTGTCGATACGTCACGTGCGGTAGTGATACCGTCGTTAGACGCTGTGAAGATACCGAGAGGTTGGTTCACACCGGAGCCTGTCAAGAACGCCTTTTCTTGCGAAACGCCGAACTTGTAAGCCAAACGAGAACGTACCAGAGCTTCTGCGCCAGATGCCATGCGCAGGAACTTCTTGGACACCTTCAGACGTTTTGCCAGAGGGTGCGGGTTCAGAGCACGCTTACCGAAGGACATGGTGCTATCCTCATTGCCGGTAGCCAACTCGGTTGTCCAGTCAGCGTCAGCAGGGTCAGCCGCCAAAGATGCTGCACCCAAGGATGCCGCTGTTGGGATTGCAAACTTGGTAGCGCGTTGGCGAATGAACACTTGGTCGTCGATGTTCTTGATAAGACCAGCAACGAACAACTCAGGCGCTACAACGTAGCCGCCTGCGGTGTCGCTGTCAGCCTGCAATGCGCGGACTTCCACATCGGTCAGAGAACGAACGCCAGATACGATCAGCTTGGTGAATGCCTTGGTGCGCAATTCAACTTCTGGATCGGCAGAACCGCCACGCGCTTCGTCAGACGCACTAGCCAAACCACGTGCGACTTGTGTAGCTGCGTCACGTTCTGCTTCAGCCAAGGACTCATTGCGACGCACTTCGTCACCCAAGTCACCGACCTTTTTCATCATTGCGTCGAATTGTGCATTTTCTTCAGCAGTAGCCGAACGCTTCTCGGTAGCAGCCTTGTCCAAAATGGCACGTGCATCTGCCACCAATTTACCGCGTTGTTCGCGCAGTTCTTTGAGATTGCTCATAATGTTTCCTTCCATACTTGGTTTGCCTCAGTCTTAGAACACCTGTAAGAGCATCCACCGACTGAGGCACAGGGTGGATTGCCAGATTTTGTGTGGCTATGCTACAGCTTCAAGCTCCAAGCGTTTTGCCATCAGACCGTCACGCCATGCGTGGTCGTCATCTTGTGTCTGTGTGCGTACCTTATCCAACGAGCGAACCGCAACGGTCGTGCTCTCATACGCGGGGTATGTCACAGGAGATACATCGAACAGTTCGACTTCAAGCAATGTGCGAATCCACTCGCCGTTGGCTTGTTTGTCCCATTGGTCGGAGATAGTACGGAAACCGAACGAGCACTGGTTCACGTCACCACGAGCAATCGGTGACATGACCATATCGCGTACAAGTTGGGTGTCAGGTGCGTCACACTCGTAGTGTAAGCCCATGTCGTCCTCGATCATGCGCAGTGTGCCAGATTTGTTGCGGCCCAGAACGATATTCGCGTCGTGGTTCCACAATGCGCGCACGTCGCCATCAACAACAGTCTTGGCAAATGCGCCGGGTGCGATACGTTCTTGGAAACCGCCGAGGTCGCCAGATAGGGAATTGAATCGTGCGGCATAGCCTACGATTTTTGTTGGAGCACCGTTCGCGCCACCTTCTGCGCGGAGTTCGCCAACTACAATGCGTCGTTCTTCATCAGGTCGCGCCATGTTCGGCTCCTAGAATTTTCTGTAAGCTATCATACTTGCCGCAAGCCGCGCAAGTACCTTTATACGATGCCCGTTAAAAATAGCACATCGTCGTCCTTGCGCTTCTTACCCTTCTTTGGCTTGGTTGGGCGCAAGTCGTATGTTACACCAAATGCACCGCCGCCGCCACTGCCCGCTACGTGCTGTGTTGGGACCTCTCCCACGCAAAGTAATGCGGCGACTTGCGCCTGCATAGATGTGATCGAGCAATCTAATGGTTGCGACGTACCGCCTAAAACAGACTGCGCCTGACTAGCCCCGATTATTCCGTCTATCAGCCTGTTAAATTCCGCCGCTACACTTTGCCCTTGGCTTGCTGAGATTAGTCCATCCAGCGCAATACCTATGATGGCGGTCACAGTTTGCGCTTGCTCAGATGTCACGTGTCCGTTAATCGCCCGAACAAGTGTGGTCGATGTCGATTGCCCTTGACTTGCGGACACTGTGCAATCGACCGTAACAAGTTCACCGACAGCACTTTGCGCTTGACCACTTACAACCGGACCATCCAACACCAGCCCAAACGAACCGACTGACGATTGCCCTTGAGAACTGGACAACGTGCCGTCTAATACCCTAGATAACGTTCCTACGGAGCTTTGAGCCTCGCTACTTGCTATAGCACTATCTAGTTGCCGAGCAAGTGTTCCAAACGAACTTTGACATTGTGATTCTACACTTGTAGCCTCTATGGTTAAACCTAGTGTTGCAGCCTGTCCTTGGGCTTGACTACTTGCTAGGGTGCTATCAGTCGAACCGCCGCCAGCCTCGGCAGTCCTGACGTACTGCCCCCCGCGAAGCCACGCATGTTCAGTCCATGCCGTAGCGGGTGTTGCAAATTCTAATCCGTCACCTCCGCGATTACCGAACCATCCCCAATTCGTAGATGCTTGGGGTGTGGCGAACTCTACAAGAATACCACGACCATCAAGGATGACCCAGACATTCTCTGCCATGATTAAGCTGCGATAGCCGCCTCAATATCGGTCTGGCATTGTGCGATGAGCGTTGCGATTCCTTGGGCGCGATGGGTCTGGCATAGGTCTAACGCTTGACGCGTACCTACTGCGTTACCTGCCGAATTCACCGTGTCGATCGCAACTTCTACCGTATCTGCATCAGCGTTGCAGATTACGCACTTTTTACCTAGGCTCACTCGAACTCCTCCCATGCCCAATCACTAAACAAACGGCGGTTCGCTGTGGTGCTTGCGTCTGCCGAATAAAGAACTACGCCCTCACCAGCAACCAACTCAATCGCCTCACCTTCTTCGGGGTCGTATGGTGGATAGATGCAAGGCGGAAACATCGTCTGTACTGTAGCACTTGATGCTGTTGCCACGATGCTTGGAACGCCAGTATGACGGAAGATTGCTCCTAGTGTGATGGTCGCTCCTGTTGATGCTGTGCGGAGTGAACAGGTAGACGCACCGTCAGAGGTGGCGCGTTTTGCAGGGGTGATTAACGCGCCGCTTGGAGTTCCTGTGAATGTGAACCTAGCAAACAGTTGGCGAGGCGCAGTCAGGTCAACAGCACCCGCAACGACTTGTCCTGTTTCGCGCAAGCGAGTGATGCGAGCCTTGTACGTATTTCCGACAGGGTTGAAGAAGAACAGATGCCCAGTTGTCGTGCCGTTATGAGCCGCAGTCGGTATGGTCAAAATGCCAGAGTGCACCTTGTGCTTGCCGAGGTAGTTCACATCATCGTCAACAATAACGTGGTCGATATGTACGGTATCAGCACCGACCACCTTTGTCGTGGTGCGCTTCTTCTTGCCCGTATTGCCAGTATCGAGCGGTAGTTGAATAAGTCCTGCTACTGGAGAAGCCATGATTTATCTCCTTAAAGTCCTGCCGTGGCGTTGTTAACGTCATGCGTGAAGCTGGAACACGATACCGTCGTACCAGAAGTGAACGCCCCGATGGTCAAATTTGCACCAGACGCGCCCGCGCTAACGTCCATGATGACCGTGGTTCCGTTGCTTGCGAATATACGCGCCCATGTTGGTGTGATCGACGCTACTGCAACACCTGATGTAATTGCGTTAGCCGTTAGCAGTCCGCTAGAAGGTGCACCAAAGGCCGTAGCATTGAGCGTGAGCGTTACGCCTAGCACTAGCGCGCCAATAGGGGTATCCGCCGTCGCAGGTTGTGTTCCATCGTACAGTTTAATCAAACCCGAATTGCACAGTGTGGAGAGTGCAGTAGCTTGAGCATTTACCGTAGCGTCCGCTAATTGCGTGTTGAGCGCCATGATTAAATATCCTTTTCAATTTGAGTCGTTTGCACAATCTCGCCAGCCGCGTTGCGCTCTACGGCACTTGTAGTCTTGCGTGGCGGCATCTCTGTCACACGCATGGTCATGTCGCTCGGCACGTTGACGACCACATCTGCCGCACGTTGTTCGGGCACGTTGACCTGCACGGTTGGTGCGGCTTGCGCCGGTACATGCACGTCGTTGCGTACCTCTACGGTCGACGCAGGTGTTGTTACGTGTACCACTGGCGCTGCTTGCGCGGGAACATGCACGTCGTTGTGCACCTCTACGTTTGGAGCGACTGGCGCAGCATTATGGATGGTTACACCCGGCGCTGGTAGTGCGCAGCGTTGCTCGATACTTGCCAACAATGCGCGTGTCACGTCGTCAGTCTTAGCGGGCGCGTTTGCCGCATCCAATGCCTCGCCAAGCCGTCCGACTGGCACAAGGTTCATCTGTACGGTGAAGTCCTCCATGCCAGCAGCAGTGCTCACGTTGCGCCCTTCGTTGCGGCGAACCTCATTGCGTGTCATGTAGCCGTTTTGCACTGCGCTGGCATTGAATGCCGCACGTGCCGTACTGTCACCGCGCATCAAACCATCCAAGTCGAACATTGCGCTATGTGTGCGACGACCTGCGAACAGGTCACGTTGCATCGCTTGTTCCCAACGGATTGCTTGTGGCTGAATGGTGTCAGTAACCCACTCAATACCCTGATGCTCAATGTTATTGTTTGTTGATCTGGTCAATTCCCCGACCTTGTGTGGTGGTACGCCAAAGATGCGGCATATCTCGGAGATTTGCAGGTTGCGCGTCTCTAGGAACTGTGCGTCCTCGCTGGTCATGCCGATGGTCTGCCACTCTAGGCCGTCCTCCAACACTGCCACACGGTGCGAGTTTTCAACACCGCCATGCACCTCACGCCACGATTCGCGCAGACGCTTGCGCGACTCGTCATCCTTGAGTCGTCCAGCCATCTTGAGGATGCCGCCGGGTCGTGCGCCGTTGCCGAATAGTCGTGCGCCGTGCTCCTCGGTTGCCATAGACAGGCCGATGGCCTCACGGTGCATTTTGATGGGGCTGATAGGGGTCACACCGTCAGATGTCATCAGGTGTAGGTAGAACATCTCGTCTTGCAGGATGATGCGTACTGATCCCTCGGCAGGCGTGTACTCGAATGCGAGCTTGCCGCTGGTAGCACGGAATGGGCGAACGCGATCAGGGTGCAATGGCACAAGTTCGGATACCGCCGCGCCACCTGTGCTCACAATCTCCGAATAACACGCTCCGCGAAGGCAAAAGTGCGCCTCCATCATCTCGCGCCACTCGAAAGAGGTCTGCCATTTGTTCGGCTGATATGCCAATAGGGGGAATAGTGGGTGATTGCGCGCTACTTCGTGCCCGCCGTCAGTCAAATTGCGCTCGACGGTGAGGGGCAGTGAGGCAAGTGTCTGTGAACGTAGCGCCACGCAGCGCATGACAGCGGTGACACGCATCGCTGAGTCTGCCGTGACGTTCATGCCCGATGCAGACCGTGCGCCCATGCCAAACCACTCAGCAACCACAGGGTCGCGCGGTGGGCCGACAACCTGAGAGGTTGCGCGTGTCTCAAGTCGTGAAATTATGCCCATTATGCACGTGCTCCAAGCCAGAACAGCACCGACCCGCACACGATGTACGCGGCGGGTGGATAGATGAGATTGATGCCATACGTGACCATACCTAGCCCGCCGAACGCGATAACGTCCCGAAGGTCAAATAGTTCCGCTAATTGTCGCAGTCTCTCTCGCATGTCAATCACCCTAGCATGGTTGGTTGGTGGTGTCAAACGGCAAATATGCCTCGGTCGTTGTACGTGCTCGACGCTGCCGCAGGATTGAGTGCCATGAGCGATACCGCGTTGAGGAACGCCATCAGCGGGTCGATCTTGGCCGATCCGCTTGCCTGCTTGGTGATGCTCACAGCGTTGCCTACCGGCACAATACGGGCGTTGCCGACCGACCACGCCATGAGTGCCGAGTCGCCGTGCGCGATTTGACCCTCGGCCAACCATCGTTCGGAGGTCTTGATCGCCCCGGCCATCTTCCAGCCTTGGTTGATACCCACCACTTTGTCCTCGGTAATCTCGGCATCCATGAGCGCGTCAAGTATCGCTCCGATGCCGTATGGGTCAACGCCAATCTTATCCAGCAACCCCATATCGCTGATGCGTTTTACGATTGCGACGACTTGGGACACGTCGTCACCAATCTGCTCGACCAGCACAAGGTCGCCGTCGCCCTTGAAGTCCATGAAACGTGCCGCTTCCTGCTTTCTACGCTCCAAAACGCTCGGATGTGCCCACGCGCGGCCCCAATGCAGCTTTTTTCCGCTTACTTTATCGCGCCCAATGACGGCAAAACCGAGCAAGTCATCGAGTCCGCCACCGTCAATTCCGACATCCACAACGTCGGATCGGCGCAATAATTCATCCAAAGTGAGGGTTTTATCGCCGTTTCGCTCCCAATAATCGGCCCCCATCCAACGATCGGAGCGTAAATTCATGCCAATTTCAAGGTTTAAGTGCTTTGCTAGGAACGTTTGGATGCCGCCGTCCGTCTTGTGCGAGTTTTTGATGAGATTATCTTCGAGCCATTCCTTCGAGACACTACGCCCAATGTTTGGGTTGGTGATGTGGAAATTTTCTGGCAGCAGGTACGATTTGTCCTTGACCATGTGCTCAGGAAACTCATACAGCACGCCGAGCGACTTACGATCCACAATTTTGCCGTCACGCACGTCTCGGAAGTATTGCAACTTGTCCTTGAACACGCCGCTAGGCGGCTCGTCGCTCTGCGTGGTCAGGTAAATTACCCATCCTTCGTCACGCGATATTTGACCACCTAGCGCCTCTTGGAACATCGACTCAGCACCGATGCGTTTGCCAAACAACCAGTGCTCATCGACCAGAATTCGTCCCGCTTTTTTACCTGATACGGTGTCGGTGTCAGCCGCTACGACTTTGAGACTCTGTTTGGTGACACGATGTGAGATGGTTCGGATGTGATCTTGAACGTGGAACAGTTCGCTCAACTCTTCATCAGCACGAACCATCGACGCGGCAGGCTTGAACGAGTTATCCGCGACCTCCTTGGTAGGCGACAGGATGAGATGTTCTTCGTCCTCGCGCCAGCACAGAATGGTAGCAGTGAGCATGATGCCCGCCGCAACGGTGGACTTCGTGTTCTTCTTGGAGATGAGCAGGTAATACTCGCGGATTAGTTGATTACCGTGTTCCGCGTCGTATGCGCCAAAGATTGCTGACACAAAATCAAATACCCATTGCTCGGAGCACTCGCCAAATGTGGGCTTGCCGGGCAAGTCGGTCACACGTAGTGATTTGAAAATTGCGAGGGCTTCTTCAGCCTGATTCGGAAATATGGGTGGTGGAATGATTGGGTCGCCAGCAACGATGCGGCGTTCCCAATCAGGGCAGGATGTCGTCCAGATTGGTAGGCTCACCGACCGTTACCCACAACACGTAGAGGCGGTGCGCTCGACTTGAACCGTCCTGCACTGGATGTCTCGCGCGCCTTCTCCACCGCCTGTTCCTTCTTACCCTTCTTCCCGCCCGCATCGGCCCGTTCCAACTCCGCCTGTGCCGTGAGCAGCGTCTTAAGCGTGGTCGCACGTGTCGGCAAGCTGATTGCTTTGAGCATACCTGCACGTCTGCGCCCATCCTTGTCGCCAGCCGTCTCCGCCTCGATCAGTTCTTCCAAGTCGCCGATATGCGACGTTGTTGCGTCAAGCTCATCGAGCATACGGCGCACCAAGTCGCCCGTCAGTGCCTCGCTGGTTGTGTCGGGCGGTGTGGTGGGCGTGTGACGCACCGTGTCGGGCGGGATAGGGGGTAGCTTGGCCGCGTGGGAGATAACCGCGTCACCGCGCTTCCAGCCATATTGCCGAGCGTATTTGCGTATCACGCCCTCGGACACATTGTGGGCGTGCGCGATGTCCACGTTGGTCAGCTTGCCCGCCTTGTACGCAACCTCGATTGCGTGGATGTCAACTGCCATAGTGAGTGCCCTGTTTACCCGTGATGCTTGCGTGACACACACGGTTGATTGCCATGAGATTGCTCGGTGCGTCGATTTGCTCGTCGGTCCAGCCCATACCGCGCGCCTCGGTCTTGCCGACGATGTGGTGAACCTGATCGGCCACACGTAGTCGCTTGTCGCCCCCCATGCAGTCGGGACATTGGCACAATCCGTTCGCCGCCGCCAGTACCCGCAAACGCAACTTGTCCCACGCATAACCATACCCACGAGCGTGTCGGTCGCCCCGCTTGTCGTCAGGTTGCCATTTGTGCGTAGCCGTCGGAGCCGCAGATTGCAGCAGTCGTGGCTTGAGGCATGTCACTCGTGAGGTCATGGTCACAGTTTATGGCGGCGTTGGCGGCATTGTCAAGCGTGTCCACAATGTCCTGAGCATTTTGTAAATAATGATGAGTACGGGACAAGTACAGTCACCCAATAAACACAAGGGTTTGAAGCCTTTTTGTCCTCTATTTCCTGTACTACCCCCTATCCCCTATAAGAAGAAATGAAGATAATATAATAGGGTCAATATAATATCATCTTCATTTAGTATATAGGGAGTGGGGTGGTTGGTTGCGGACATTTTCAAAAACTGACGAAACCCCTGTGTTTATTGGGCGTAACGCGTGTCCCGTACTCGTGTCCCGTACTCGGTTTTTGGCATATAAATAAGCGTGTATAGGTATTGACAAGTGCATATTTAAGCGTATATTGGCATTGTGGCATCTTTTTTAAATTACATAAATTATGGAGAAAAATCATGGCATCTAAAGAGCGAATTATGTTAGCCGTTGCGTGGGCGTACGGCAAGCCCGGTAGAACACAAGTTATGGCGGCAGACAAGTTTGGGTTGTCTCAATCCGCCATCAGCACCGAGAAGTCTAAACAAGAACGCGCTATTGATTATTGCAAGGAGAACGGCTCAAAGGTTGAGCGCGTTGGTCAGTTTTTGATAAACCATCCCGACGCTATTGATGCTGGATGGGTTGCTAAACACACGAACATGGACACGCAAGACGCAGCCCGCATATTGTATGCGTTCAAGGTAAACGACATGCGTGTTGAAGCCGGGGTAAATGCGCAGCACACGGTGATCGACCCGCTTCAAACAGCGATTGATAGAAAGGTTGGGGCGTTAGATATGCGTGCCAAGTGTGCACGCCTGATGCGTGCGATAGCTGGCGAACACGGCGAGGCTATGGCTCAAGCAATTGAAGCATTGACGGAGGTGTGACCATGAAAATACACAAAACATGCGAAGCGGTTGCGTGGATGCGTAACAACCCAAAAGCGACACAAAAAGAAGCCGCCGAGCATTTCGGAATAACACAGGCCGCAGTCAGCGCACGTTACACGATGGAGAGCATGGCGAGGCACGCCTGTATTGGCCGCGACATGGACATCAGTGCCGCCAAGCAATACTTGACAAGCGATCCGCACGGGACGTGGCGTGGCGTGGCTACGCAGTGCGGTATCGGGGAAGAACTGGCCCGGCAAGTGTGTGTTGTTGCGATGAGCGAAGCCGCTGGCGAGAAGTATGCTGTAGTGGCCGAATCCGAACGCACCAAGGCACTGCGCGAAGCGGCAAGCATGGCTCGCCTGATCGGTGGCGAAGCGGGTGAGCAGATTGCTCAAGCTATCGAGTCGTTGTAGGTCAAATCGTACGGTGTCAACAGGTTCGTACGACAGCGTACGAGCAGCAAAATTTTCTATGCGTGGG